ATGATGAATTTTTTAGTAGGACCCATCGCAAATATGGTGGGAGATGCAGTAAAAGGCTTCGTTGAGACAAAAAAAGCCAAAGCAGACCTAAAACTAACTGAAATTAAGGCACAGAAGAGCCTTAAAGAGCAGCAAATAGCAGGTAAAATTTCGTGGGAAGCCAGTGCGGTCAATCAAATGTCCGGGAGCTGGAAAGATGAGTTTGTTTTACTCGCTTTAATGGTTCCAGCAATTTGTGCCTTCTTACCTTTCATGCAACCCCACATAGAACGTGGGTTTCAGATTTTGGAAAGTTTACCAGAGTATTATACCCATCTCTTATATTTAGCCTGCAGTGTCAGTCTGGGGGTTAGGGCGGCACCTGGTATCAAGGGTATGATTTCCAAGAAAAAATAATGAGCTCTGGATGTGTAAAATGTGGATGTATGTGTCACTGCTGCTCCACCTGTATGTGTGAATGCGCAATATGTGAACATGAAGAAACTAACGAAGACAATCCCTCCTAAAAAAGGGCCACAATCACAAGGGTTGAAAATCCCACCTAAAAATATACAAATAGTTAAGACAAAGAAAAAAGGACTTAACTATGAAACAAACGTATTTTAACATACCGGGTTGGTTCAATTACTCAGAAACATATGATGTTATTGTAGATAGAATAGAACCAGATGGAAAGATTATAGAGATAGGATCTTTTCTTGGTAGGTCAACACATTACTTAGCTACATCATTATTTAATGCTAATAAAATAGACGTGCAAGTTTATTGCATTGATACATTTGAAGGATCATCAGAACACGCAAATATAAAATTACCCAAAGACTTCAGTAACATATTTAGAGATAATTTAAGATTTTTTATAGGCAGAGATATGGTTTTACCGATACAAGGTAGATCAGACGATCCTGAGATACTTGAAAGATTCGAAGAAGCATCAGTAGATTTTATCATGGTAGATGGTGCACATGAGTATGATGCAGTAAAAGATGATATTCTTAATTGGTGGCCAAAGCTTAAACCGAACGGCGTGATGTTTGGAGATGATTACAATTTAAAATCAGTTGAACTCGCAGTTAAAGAAGGACTAGGTGGATGTGGGCACAGATCATATGGAGTAAATAAGGGTTTTGAACAAACATGGTATTGTAGTAAAGATGAGGAAAACCAACAATATGAAAAACAAATACCAGGGGTCAATACACTAATATGAGTGATGCATTTATAATTTTTAATTTTCAAAAAGAGATAAAAAAACTTAAAGAAGGTTTAGTAGAATCTTTAGGACAAGGGGTTGAAAATTTTGAAGAATATAAGTATATTCTTGGTAAACTACATATGCTTGACATATGCCAACAGGAACTTTCTCGCCTGCTGGAAAAACAGGAGAAACTAGATGACTAAAACGTTATATGTACCAGATCATATAAAAGCAAAATTTGATAATCCAAAAAAGGCTGCAAAGCCAGATAAAAAAGAATTAGACAAACTTCCTAAACCTGTTGGTTGGCGTATATTAGTATTACCTTTTAAAGCTAAGGATAAAACTAAGGGTGGTATTTTGTTAACTGACAAAACTATGGAGGAGTCACAATTGACTGCAACTGTTGCAATGGTATTAGCTGTTGGTGACGATGCATATCAAGATAAAGAAAAGTTTCCTAATGGACCTTGGTGTAAACAAGGCGATTGGGTCGTGTTTGGCAGATACGCTGGTTCAAGGATCAGAATAGATGGAGGAGAGGTTAGGTTGTTAAATGATGACGAAATACTCGGCACAGTTGATGACCCAGCAGATATATTAACAATACTATAACATGGAGGAACCATGCAAACAGAACTTAAAACTGCAAAAGACGATAAGCTAGTAGACCTAGATACATCAGGCGAAGGCGCAGAAGTCGAGCTAGAGGATAAGTCACACGGCACAGTCAAACCAGATAAATATGAAGAAGTAAAAACAGAAGAGAAAGAACCATTAACTCCTCAGGTTGAGGTCCAAGATCAATCTGATGAAATGGATCAATACTCAGATAAAGTTAAAAAACGAATTGATAAACTAACTTATAAAGTCAGAGAAGCAGAAAGAGAAAAAGAAGCCGCACTTCAATTTGCGCAAAACGTGCAAAAAGAATTAGCAGAGGCAAAGACTAAAGCTTTTGACATTGATAAAGGCTACATGTCAGAAAGTGAAGTGAGAAATAAAATGGCAGCAGACCTTGCTCGTCAAACTTTAATCGCTGCTAGAGAATCAGGAGATTACGCTAAGGAAGAAGAAGCAAGACAAGCTTTGACTAAATTAGATTTAGAGTCTGAAAGAATCAGAGTCACTAAAAACAAAAAGGAGCAGGAATATGAAGAGTTCCAAAAGAAAATGGAGCAAGAGCAGCAAACCTATACACAACCCACTGCTCAAAGAGCTCAGCCTTCACAGAAAGCTATTGAATGGGCTGAAAAAAATACTTGGTTTAGGTCAGACGCAGAAATGACAGATGCCGCTCAAAGAATACATAGAGGTTTAGTGGCGGAAGGATTTGACACAGAATCAGATGATTACTATAATGAGTTGACTCAGAGAGTCAAAAACAAGTTTCCAGAGTCCTTTAAGGATGAGGATCAGGCTACCAGAAGCGCTAAAATCGCCCAACCAGTCGCTTCTGCATCAAGGTCTGCAACCAGTGGGCGCAAATCTGTTAGGTTGACACCTAGTCAGGTAAAAATAGCAAACAAACTTGGAGTTCCTCTAAGTGAGTATGCTAAGTACGTTTAGGAGGTACACATGACAGATAAAAAAACACCAAGAAGTGCACAAACAAGGGTAACCGAGGAACGTAGAAAACCTTGGGCACCACCGTCTCAATTAGACGCACCACCATGTCCTGATGGATATAAGCAACGATGGCTTCGTCTTCGTGTAAATGGGGCAGATGATACTAAAAATATCAATGCCAGACTCAGAGAAGGCTGGGAGTTAGTGAGAGCTGACGAACATACCGAAGGTGTCTACTCTGCTTACAACGGAGGTATCAAAGCTTATGAGGGTGTCATCAGTGTGGGTGACTTGCTATTGGCAAGAATGCCAGTGGAAACTGTAAACGAGCGAAATGATTATTTTAAGAAAAAAATTAATCAACAAACTGAAGCTTGGGAACAAGATCCTCTGCGAGAACAACATCCTAGTATGCCTATTAATGTTGATAGGCAGAGCAAAGTGACTTTTGGTGGTCCTAAAAAAACCGACTAAGTCACACACTAAAACAAAGGAGATGAACTATGGCAAATCAAGCTGGATTTTACGGATTTCGTCCCGTTAAAATGCTGGGTAGTGCTTACAATGGTCAAGGCCAGACTGAGTACACAATCGGCAATAACGAGGGATCCGCAATCTATCAAGGCGATCCTGTTATCCTAGCGGCTAACGGGAGCATCGATGTTGGTTCTTCTGCTGGTGCTGAAATCTTAGGTATTTTTAATGGTTGCTTTTACACAGACCCAACAACTGGTAAGCCCACCTTTTCTAATCATTACCCAGGCAGCATTGCAGCAGCCGATATCGTGGCAAATGTCATCGATGACCCAGATGTAGTATTTGAGGTAAAAGTCGATGATGCGAACGGCGGACTTGCACAAGTAGGAACTAACTGTAACATCGCAACATATACCGCAGGATCAGATATTGACGGTATTTCAAATGTTGTTATTGATGGCGGTTCTTTCACTACAAATGCGGGAGCCAATTTTAGGGTAGTAGGACTTTCAACAGATCCTGAAAACAGTGATTATTCTGCAGCAAATGCAGCAATTCAAGTCAAGATCAACCTACACTCATTAAGAGACACAACAGGCGTATAGGAGGTTAAACTATGGCTATATCTAGAAGTCAACTCGTTAAAGAGTTAGAGCCGGGTTTAAATGCACTATTTGGCCTGGAGTACGGACGTTATGATGCTGAGCACACCGAAATATTTGAGACAGAAAACTCTGATCGTGCATTCGAAGAAGAGGTAATGTTATCAGGTTTTGGTAATGCAAGAGTGAAGTCTGAAGGCGGATCAATCATTTATGATAACGCTACAGAAACATTCACAGCTCGATACACACATGAAACAATTGCACTTGGTTTTGCAATCACTGAAGAAGCTGTCGAAGATAATCTTTATGACAGAATCTCAGCAAGATATACAAGAGCACTTGCACGTTCCATGGCAAACACAAAGCAAGTAAAAGCGGCTAACGTATTAAATAATGCGTTTGATCCAAACTTTACAGGCGGCGATGGTAAAGAGCTCTGTGCTACTGATCACCCACTTGTAGCAGGTACGCTATCCAATGAGTTAGCAACTGCTGCGGACTTAAACGAAACTTCATTAGAGCAAGCGTTAATTGATATTGCTGCGTTTACTGATGAAAGAGGTTTATTAATCTCAACACAAGGAAGAAAGCTTATCATTCCTTCTGAGTTACAATTCGTAGCTGATAGACTTATGGCTTCAGCAAACAGAACTGCAACAGCAGACAATGATATAAATGCTCTTAGAAATATGGGCATGATTCCTGAGGGATACACAGTAAACCACTACTTAGTAGATAGTGATGCATTCTTTATTAAGACTGACATTCCTAATGGATTTAAGTTATTCCAAAGATCCCCAATTAGAACATCTATGGAAGGTGACTTTGACACTGGTAACGTAAGATACAAAGCTAGAGAGAGATACTCATTTGGTTTCTCAGATCCTAGATGT